ACTCAGAGTGGAGGACTGCAACACCATTCACATGGTGAGATCCAACAGTTGCAAGATGAGCCATTCGTACAGACTTGTTACCCTTCTCGCAGATGATAGAAAGTCTAGAAAGCATCTCATCATCGCCAGGATACTTCAGTCGAACTACCTGTAGGAACCTCTCATTGATCTCATAGATGATCTCTAGGTGACGAGGTAGAAGTTCCTCAAACATTCTCACCTCCCACTTCTCAAGTGCCTCTGGCAGGAGAGTGTGGTTTGTATATGCAATGGACTTATGTGTAATCTCCCATGCAGTATCCCAATCCAACTGATGTTCATCCACAAAGAGTCGCATCAGTTCTGCAACAGCAATAGATGGATGAGTATCGTTAAGTTGTAGTGTATAGTAATCCGCGAACTCATTGATGGGAATACCTCTCTTAGTAAGAGATCCCAACATGTCCTGAATAGAACAACTCACAAAGAAGAATTGTTGTTTCAATCTCAAATTTCGGCCAGAGTCTGTACCGTCATTAGGATACAGAACCTTAGAGATAGTCTCGGAGTGAACACTTTGTTCTACAGATCCTAGGTAGTCACCAATATTAAAAGCATAGAAGTCAAATATATCTTTAGCGTCTGCTCTCCAGAGTCTCAACTTATTACATCCACCATTCCTATATCCTACCTGAAGTACATCATAAGGAACACCATCAACAAAGTGATCAGGAACCCAACGACTTTTATATGAACCATCAGTAGATGAAGTATAGTGTTCTACCCTTCCACCGAATCCAACTGCCCTAGTGTCAGCAGGGTAAGCAAGTTCCCAAGGCCATCCACCATGCAACCAGTTGTCAGTAACCTCATACTGTTGGTTATCTTTGATAAGTTGTTTGAACATACCAAACTTATACCTGATACCATATCCAATGGCAGGTACATCCAGTGTTGATAGAGACTCCATGTAACATGCAGCGAGTCTACCAAGACCACCATTACCAAGCCCAGGTTCTTCTGACTTAGATAGAACATCCTCTAGGGATAGATCATAATCAGCCAATGCTTCTATTGCTTCATCTTGAATACCAAGATTAACAATGTTGTTTCCCAACTGAGGTCCAATCAAAAATTCTGCTGACAAGTATGCAACTTGTTTAGTATTCTCAGACTTATCTAACTGTTTCAGATGGAGTTCCATCATCCGATCTTTAACTGCATAACAAAGTGCAGTATAAAAATCATACGTGCTTGCAGTATCCACACGCTTTCCTAGCGTGTAGAAAATATGTTGTCCGATACTATCGTACAACCCCATCGTTACTCTCTTCGTAGACATGCCATCCTGTCGCTATGTATTTTCTTGTGGTGTAGCTTACTTGACTTTTATGAGTATGGGTCCAGTATGCTGGCCATATTAACAACTTTCCAGCCTCAGCGTCAACTGTCATGTCCTGATCTAAGAACATTGTACCCCCGTCAGGTACAGTATTCAAGTAGATCATCCAAGCAAGTACTCTGGAAGAGGCACTGATTGAATCATATTCATGGTGCCAAGAATTGAATCCCTGGCCAGGTTCATACTTCTGAAGATTATAAAAATCGTCGATCTGAAATGCTCTGTTGTTACTACAATTTATGCCACGATAATTCTTCATGTACTGGTGAGTGTGTTCTGTCACCGTTTCCTGTATTAAAATATCTACTGCATCTTCTGTTGAGAATGCCTTGCACCAGTCAATAGATTTCTTACCGTTACGATTCTCATCATCAGTCAATGTTGTCCCATACTCATGTTCTTCAGGGTGCAACTCAAAAAATTTAATTATTCTATTACACTGCTTCTCACTAAGAGCATTGGGTGCAGAGTAAATAAAGTCCAACACTAATCCAACTCCCAACAAGTAGAACGTGCCAATTCTGGATTCTTTTTCAGTGCTCGACTAACGTGACTATGAACGTCCTGCTCCAGTGTGTGATGGGCCTTGGTGTGAACGATTTCAATAACCCCAAGAGATCCGCAGATCAATAGGTTCATGACAGTGAGAGGGTGAAAAAGATAACGCATAAAAAAAAGGGGACCGAAGTCCCCCATATTATAACACATATTTAACTGTTTGCAGTTAATCAGAAGTTGTACTTAACGCCCAACTTACCACCAACGTTCTCGAAGATCTCGTCGTCAGAAGAGATGAAAGCGAGTTCTCCATAGAGAGAAACGTCCTCTGTAGCGGCGACAGATGCGCCTACCTTACCAGAGAACTGAGTGTCAGTCTCTTCACCGTCAACAGCAACGAAAGCAGGGCCACCTTGGACATAATATCCAAGAGCACCAGTGGATCCTTCGTAGCCTACGTGGAGATCTGTAGTAGCTCCAGTGTAATCGTCGCCCGACCAACCAGCGTTAGCTTCGACGTTTACGTATGGACCTGCCAGTGCAGCACCAGCGAAGAGGGGAGCAGCAGCTACGGCTGCCAGTGCAGATTTAAACATAATTCTTTCCTTTAAGTTACTTGCGGAATGGTTACCCGCAGATGAATAGGGACTCGACTGTCCCGTAGGTTGTTGTCTTGTACTCTAAACCTAGCTCAAATTTGCGGAATTCGGTTTGTCACACTTCGTAAGCGTCCTTACGAATGAGTATTTATTGTAACATTCTCTTCAGATTTTGTCAAACATAGAGCGGATGACCGTTAATCGTAGTGGTTGCAGTCGTGTTTATGATAACTGATGCAACCTATAAGAAACACATATCATTGAAGAGCTGATTGGGTTGCTTCCCTGTGTTTCTGTTCAAGTTCTTGTCCAGCGATCCTACCATTGTAGGGATCAAAATTGGTGATCATCTCCAACGTCATATCAGATCCACGGGTTTCCCATAGTTCTCTCAAACCATTGTGACTACCTCTGTGGAAGATCTCAATGTGTTCTGGGTGAATCGAACTTCCCAATTCTATCTTATAGAGGAAAATTGGGCAAGCATAAGATGCACCAGAGTTGTAGATCAAATCATCAGCAACGGCTCGTGGTTTGATACCGTTGTCCAAACGATACAAATCACCTCTGCAATGGAGGTCGATAAGTTTTTTGGCATGATGTCTGGTGATGACGTAACAGGCCGTGGAGAAATCATTAATGAACCTGCGATGTATGTTTACATGCAATTCTCCAGGGCAGATGATGGCGACTTGAACCACGTCCCAATCGTATGGGACTCTGGACATAAACTGTCGCCAAGTAAATGTCCAGTATTTTGCGATGTTAATATCGCAATCGTCTTCCATTATGACTGCGTATGGATCTTCAGTTTCATAATAGAAGTGTTTGATAGCTTTGAGATGGGAAGTTACACAACCAATCTCACCCGAAGAAACATTCTCAGGATAGGTTCCTTTAAGAATCTCACTCAGGTCACTACCAACATTAGGTCTGCCGTCGTAGGCAGAGATCCTAGTATAGTCGGTGATGTCCCAATAGTCAAGTTGTTCCTTACACCATTCCCACCTTTCAGGTTCACCGTCAAGATTAATGATGTATGGCTTAAAGCCTTTCAGTTTGTATGTTGATTTATTCTTGTCCATCAATATCAAAAAAGAATACTTGTGTAAGTCTGCTTGTTTCTAGGGTGTTTCCAAAGCCAGGAACAATACTCCTATGATACAATACTTTGCCACGATATGCAACCAATCTATTGTATACATTACCGACCGCGATGTTCATTTCACCATCAGGTCCATCGTATATTCCAGTGCCAGAGTCCACGTCTGCGTCTGGAGTGAGGTACAGGACAGCAGCCCATTCACTCTCAACATCTTTATGTATCCAAGTCTCAGTATCCTCATCACAGGACTGAAAACAAAAGGTATCGTTACCCCAAAACCATTTGATCTTGGAGTTGAATACCTTCTCTAACTTAGATTCAACCTCATCCTGTAAGGAACCACCAACTGCAACGTTGGATCTAACACCAGGCACGGTCTTTTGGTATCTATCAAACTCTAGACCAAGAGCAACGTGTCTGATCTTATCAGGGTCATCTAAAAAATTATCAATAACTATTAGATTTTGATCCATCCTGGGCAATAAAGGTCTGAGGTATCTTTGTCTGCATAGTCTGGACCGAACCATGTCTTAGGTGCAACTACTTTGCCTCTACCGTTCTGCAACCATGCACCCCACCATGAGAGGGAGGAGTTTGCAATGATAGCACCACTGCATAGACTCATGATACAGAGGTCCACAAAGGGTTCCCAGGACCCGTCGGCATACTTATCAGTGGGTTCAGAGATAAGGAAACGATCATCATCAAACAGAGACTGTTCCGCTGCCCACTCAGGAGAGTCAGAACAGATGACCACTGGTTGATCTTCAGGGAACTCTTTCAGAGCTTCCTCGTAATAGGCCAACGGTTGTGGAGGATGTTGCGACGAGCATTGCGTGTACGACCACTTAAATCCCCTTGCATCGACAAGATTAGGATCACCCCTACGAACATGAAGAAAGATAGGCGGCGAATCCAACGATTCGATAAGTTCTTGGCAAGGTTTGAGAATAGAATCATGGAATGTGAAATCTCGGCGGATGTCCATTTCAATATTCTTGAAATACTTTTCACTCTGGAAGAATCCAAAAAGACTTACGTCATTAGGACACATCCTGTGTAATTCTTCATCAAAGTGATAGTGTTTCTCAATGACAACAGGAGCATGACCGTTGTCAAGTTCTTTTAGATTGCTAGATGTTACACTAGGCAATGTAAATGCTCTATGTAGACTATAGTTATCTACACGGTTTGACTCGAAAGGTGGGATACCAAATTCATATCCACGCATTGCAGCGATACCTCGCACCGCAGCATACTGAAACATCTGGTTCCCTAGGCGACCTAGGTTACCAATTTGATTAAAGGCTAGCATTGAGTTCTTTCCCCCTACGTTGGATGTAATCTAGTGTTGAATAATATTTTGTAAGAGATTCTTTATCTTGCTTACGAATCCAATTCCAAAGTCGATCATTGTCTTGGAACTTAGGATTATGGTAGTGAGAATTAAATGTTCTACCGTGTTCAAAGTGATAGATATCATCTACAACTCTACCGACTCTGAATCCAAACAGATTGAGGCGGTAATAGAACTCACAGTCTTCTGCACCCCAAGAGATAAACTCTTCATTCCACATACCAGCAGATACTTCTGCTGCTTTGGTAATCATCTGACCCCATCCAATAGAAGAAGGGATACGAACTTTGTCATCCTTTAGAACATCAAAGTCAAAGTTGTTTCCATCATGCGAAGATAGAAATTTGTCTAGGAGTTTGTCACCATAGTTTACGGCCCATTGATAGATGCCACAACCAAAAGGATAGACAGCATCAGATCCTTCTTTGGTGATAGATCTATAAGCAAGTTCATGACTGTTCTTTGGTAGAACAACATCAACATCGTGGTTGTAAATGATAGGAGTATCAGCTGCAACACATAGATCATTCAAGATCCTAGTCTTGTGAAAAAACTTCTCCTCACTCTGTTCAAAGATGAGTTTCAGTTGACTTGTATCACCAACATACTTTTTGATTTGAGGTAAAGCACTCTCAGTAAAGTGTGATTGTGTGTCCACCTCTTTCACCAAGACCTTTGCCTCAGGGAAGTTTTTTAGGATGTAAGTTACAGAAGTAATAACATTACGGAGACGGTCATCCGTCTCAATTCTGCAAGG